TTTTGATAATCCAGTAGCGTCAGAATATTTTGAAAATACTACTGCCAACAATGAAGTTATTTTAGGTTTGACAGACGGAGCGACACAAATGTTTTTACATGAAACAGGTAATAATGCAGATGGTGCAGCTATCACAGCATTTGTAAAATCAGGTGTTGTTCAAATAGGAGAGGGTAATGAGTTTTCTTTCGTGTCAAAACTAATACCTGATATAGAAGATCAAGAAGGAACGCTAAATGCTAAACTTGAATTTAAAAATTATCCTAACAATAGCACAAGTGTTACAAAAACCGTTACGTTTGCAGACGACACAGACTTTGTAAGTCTGCGTGGTAGAGGTAGAGAGTTTACAGTTAATGTAGTATCAAACACAACAGGAACAGCATGGAGGTTGGGGACACAACGTTTTGACATTCAACCCGATGGTAGAAGATAAAATCAATTTATGATTTTAAAAGTTAACGAACAATTTAAAGATCAAAAATTTGATCTACAACAAGTATATTTTGTGCCTAAATTTTTTTCTATAGAAAATCCAATCGATTTTAACAGATTGACATCTATCATGGATGTCTACGAAGACAAAATTGTAGATCTTAAAAAACCTAATTTAATTAAAATACTCAATTTAGAACTTATGCCTGATATTTTAAAAATACAAGAAATGGTAAAAGAATTACTTGTTAATAATTATAACATGAACACTGCAATATTTGCTTCTTTAAATAAAAACGCAATATCAGAAACACATCAGGATATGGAGAGTGTTTTTTTAATTCCTACTTACGGATTAGTTAATTATATTATTTACGAAGGTGAGAAATTTATTAAAAATTTTCAACTAGGAGTTGGTGATTTGTTAGTCATTCCTAAAAATGTTACCCATTCTGCAATACCTCTTTGTCCTAGAATTGTTGTCAGTGTTGGTGTATATAATTAGTTATGGCAAAATTAACCATTACTAGATTTCCTGATCCCAGAGACGAGTATGACAGAGGACAACAAGCTGAACTCATTAGACAATTAGAGGATTTAATATTACAACTCAATAGTTCTTACACACAAGATACTCAAGAGGAGTCAACACGTAGAAGTTGGTTTTTTAGTAATGGCTGATGTATTCAAAAGATTTATTACAAACGTGACAACCACAGATTTAACGACTGTTTTCACTGTGCCCACTGCTAACGTAGCCTCTACACCTCCTGTGCCGGTATCTACCTTTATAGTCAAAACAATTAATGTCCATAACTATGATGGTAGTTCTTCAGTGACTGTAGACATTGATCACAACGACGGCAGTGCAGATTTTCAAATATTTCAAGTCGATGTTTCAGCGACCAACACAAACACCATAAGCACAAGCATGGTTTATGAAGAGGGGGACTCTCTTAAAGTACAAGCAAATGCAGCATCAAGAGCCATGGTTGAAGTATCTTTACTTGAGGTAAAACAACAACAATAATAGTATTGATTTCCTAGTTTTAAGCCTATAAAACTATATTATGGCAAAGATTGTAGACGAACCAGTGCTTCTACGACATGACACAATAGAGGGTAAACAAATACCTGTTTATAGTGCTAAAGTTGAAACAACGGTTACAAATACAAAAACAGGACATGAATATAGCTCTCATGAAGAAGTAGAAGCTGATATCGCCGACCCTGCAACAGATACTAAAGAAGAAGACATACGTAGAGACGTGCACGTTATCGCACCTAATTTATTTGGGGGCGCAGCAACAGGGGAATGATAGATGCTAAAAAAATTTATAGAGGGTGTTAAAGACGTTTTACCAGCGATCGGTGGCACTATTGGATATGCTGTTGCAGGCCCTGCAGGAGCAGCTCTTGGTTCCGGTTTAGGCTCTATCGTCAGAGGAGATCCTGGTCAAGAAGCTTTTCAAAATGCATTATTAGCTGGGTCCATTGGTGCTGGTGGTCAACGTTTCTTATCTGGTGGCTCAGGACCAATTGGACAATTTTTTTCAAGAGGAACAATACCAGGTGTTGTTGGTGACACAGGAATATTAAGATCATTTAGTCAACGTAGTTTTTCTCCAAGTATGACAAAGTTAGGGTTTGGCGGTAAGTATTTACCGGTTGAGCCTGAAGTAAGTGCAAGAATGATTGGAGCTAATACTCCTGTTTATGATACAGGCACCGGTAAAACAATCATGACAGGTGGTCAAACAATTAGTGGAGATACATTAGCAGAATTTGATAGGTTAAAAAACTTAGGCACTGGTGAGAGCGACGTAAAAATATTAGAAATGGCAAGAGAAAATGTTTTAAGTGGCGAAGCAGGTGGCGATGAGGGCATTTTAAGTCAAGTCTTAAGCTTTGGAAAAGAAAATCCAGAATTAGTATTAGCTGGGGGTGTTTTGTTAGATAGATTAGGTTTTTTTGATGAAGGTGATAAAGATCAATTACCTAAGCCACCAGAAATAGGCTCTCAAGGTTCACTGCCTGGAGGCATAGCTAGATTAGTAAATCCTGTTTTGACTGCAGGTGGTCAGTTCTCATATGACATGAGTGCAAACGGTGGCATCATGAGGGCAAAAAAAGGTAAGCAAGCTAAAACGGTTGCTCCAGATGATCTTGAAGAGTTTTTAAATGATCCAAGTAGATTTATTCAAACCTCTCCTAATGCTCCTAAACTTTATGACAGAGATCAAAAGTTTAAGGTTCTTGAAAGACTAGGTATTGTAGGTAGAGCAGCAGAGGGTATGTTAATGGAACGAAGGTTTAACCCTGAGGGCGGTTTTCAAGAAATGAAAGAAGGTAACATAGCAAGCTTTCAAGAAAACAGTCCAAGAAGAGATTTATTTTTAGAAAGAGATGGTCCAATATCCGATGACCGTGGATCACCGGACAAGGACACTGTATTCGCAAAACTAGCTGATGGGGAATTTGTAGTTAATGCTGACACAGTCGCCGATATAGGTTATGGTATGGGTGCAAAAAGTTTAGATCAGGCAAAAGAAATGGGTGGATCTTTCTTTTACGGATTACAAGATGCTCAAAAGAAGGGTATATTAGGTAATATGGTAGGTATGGCATAATGGCAACTCAAGAACAAATTATTAGACAAGCACCTTTTATTGAAAACAGAACGGAACAGCTTTTACAGTCTGTGTTCGGACCTAGCGGAGTTGCTAATGTAGCTCAAACAATCCCTGCTGCTAGTGTTGCAGCATTTCAACCTTTACAGAATACTGCTTTTTCAGCAGCAAATACTGCAGCCAGTCAAGGTGTGTCCTCTGGCATAGGTGCTTTTCAACCTTTTTTAGGGACAGCTACATCTCAGTTGGGTGCTGCAGGAAGCACCATGGGTGCAGGTATTGGAACAATAGGACAGGGTGTAGGATTTACAGGACCATCAAACGTGCAACAGTTCATGGATCCTTATCAACAACAAGTTACTCAACAAGCTTTAGCTGAGATTGACAGACAGGCAAATATAGCTAGACAAACAGCAGCAGCTCAGGCGATAGGAGCAGGTGCCTTCGGTGGTGGTCGTGAGGGTGTGCAAAGAGCTGAACTTGATAGAAATTTACAAGATATTAAATCAAGAAGAATTGCAGAGGATCTGCAGAGAAACTTTTTGCAGGCTCAACAACAGCAACTTAGAACCGCAGCTACTTTGGGTCAATTAGGTCAACAAACTTTGGCCGGTGGCATCGCACAAGCAGGATTAGGAGAACAACTCGGTGCTCTAGGCAGTAGAGCTCAGCAAGCAGGTTTTGCAGACACACAACAATTATTAGGACTTGGTGCATTACAACAACAACAAGAACAAATGCAACGTGATGTGGCTCGTCAAAATGTTTTAGAGGCACAAAGAGAACCGTTTGGTAGAATACAGTTCGCTTCGGATATTTTAAGAGGAGTGCCTTCATCTCAACAAACTTTCGTAACGCAGCCTTCTCCTTCACCATTTAGTCAATTACTTGGTGCCGGTGTTGGTTTAGCGGGGATTAGCTCTTTATTAAACCAAAGCGGATTTAGTATCTAATGAATGACATATACAACAGAAAAATGTTTGTTCAGGGCTTCAATCGAGGCAGAAGAGTTAGTCGATATGGTTTACCTGCCGGAGCTGGTCAAGATAGTTTGGGTGGTGCCTTATTAGGTTTTGATGTTTTTGGTGGTTTTGAAAAAGCAAAAGATTTAAGAACTCAAGGTATACAAGACCCTGAGGGATCATACCCTTACGCTAAAGAGGGTTTAAGTCAATTATTTAGCACTGTGCCTGAATATTATTCACAAGGGTACAATCAAGTATTAGCTCCTTTTTTAGATGTTGCAAAACAAGGTATTGGTGAAGTTGCGATCGGTTTTGGTGCTTCAAGGGGGACTGTCTCTAGATCAGGTTTATTGGATCCTGCCGGTAGATTTGAAACAGAAGCTAACCCATATGGTCTTCCAGTAAAACCAGGCTTGTTTGGCAACCCACGTGAAAACATGATTATTGCCTTTGATCAGGAATACCCAAGAGGCAGTGAGAAAAGAAAAGCTTTCATAGTTGATAAGGCACAAGAGCCTGGTTTTAGTTCTAAGCTAGCTATGTACGGTGTATCTCAAACAGAAATTGCTGCTTTAAATGATAGAATTATAGAAGCAGTCGGTCCTCCTGATCCTCAGTTTGAAACAAAAGATGACTTTTTAAAAAAACCTGGTTCTGGTTATCAGGCAGGAGAAAACAATTTAATTAAGCTTCTTCAAGGAGAAACTTTTAAAGAAACAAATCCTGGTGATCTTAATGTTATGCAGGAGATCATTGATGCAAGAAAAAAAGAAGCACAAGGCGACGACCTAGGTGAGCAAGAAAAAACTAATTTAGAGGGAGGTTCAACCGGCACTGAACCAGGTAGTGATGAAAATATAAGTGACTATGAAAAAGAGTTAGTGGGTGAATTGCAAAGTGCTGAAGATCAAAAAGAAGCTTTTAACTTTGAAGATGAAGTAGATAAATTAAAAAAGATTTTATCAGAGCAAACTGATGTCGATGATCCTACAACACCTGCTCTACTTCTCTTACAGTTAGCCTCAAATTTAATATCTGGTAAAACAAGTGAAAGAGGTTTTACTGGTTTCTTAGATGTATTAGGTCAAGCCAGTCAACCTGTTTTAGACAGTGCTATAAAATTATCTGCTGCAGAAAGAGCTAGAAAACAAGAAATAGGTGCATCAGCAGTCGCTCTGGCTTTAGAAAAAGAAAAAGATTTAATAGAGGCTGCCCAGGCTCAAGCAGATAAGGTTCTTGATTTGAATGAACCTTTTGATGAAACTAGATTCATTCATGAATTAAGAATAGGACCTAATGGAGAAAAGCTTGGTTACACGGATACATTACCTATTCCTGTCAACTCACTTGCACAAGCAGCTCCTTATTTAGAACTACAGCCTTTTATTGTTCAAACAGAGGACGGTAAAACTAGAACCGTGGATTTACCTAGATTTGAAATGTTAAAAACAGACTCGCCTGGTGAATTTTTACCTGGTCTTAGAGATCCTGATGGATATTACAAATCTGGTGGACCTCATCAACTTTTACAAGAAATACTAAAAAATATGTCTGTTGCTCAATCTTTCACACAAAACATATTAAATGATGAAGAGTCTAGTTTTTCTTTAGTGGGTGCTCCTTACTTAGTTCAAAACTTTGCATTTAAAGCTGCCGACATAGTTGATGGTTTTTTAAATGATAAAGATCTTCAAGCACGGCTAGGTGATGATTTTTCCGTTGCAGGGGTAGAACAATTAAAGGGACAGATACAACAAATTCAAAGTGATGATAGGTATGATCAACCTCAAAAAGATATAATGGTGCAAAACTTATTACTCGAAGCATCTGGTTATAATTACAGAAACGCTTTAGTGGTAAAAAGTGAGGAGTTAATAAACGCTCCAATAAATGTCGGCGGTCAAGTTTACACTCTTAGAGAACTAGCTTTAGCAGAACCAGGAACTTTTGAAAATCAAGAAGTCATAATAGAAGGCGCAACAACTGATTTAATGTTAAAATCTGGTAACACATTGAGGTTAGAGGGTGATGAAATAATAAGAGAAGCAAATGAAAAAATAAATACTATTGTAAGAGCATTGAATGCTAGTCAGATAGGTTACAACGTACAAGATGGTCAATATGATATAAGACCCATAGACAGTTTCGATGATCAAGCAATAAGTATGAATGTGTTTGGTAAAAATTTAAAAATATCAAATAAGATTTCGCAAGTTCAAACTTATTCTACTTTATTAGCTTTTGGTTTTGCTCAAACAATTCAACCTGATCAAAGATTGTTGAAAGACACTATTGAAAAATCATTGCAGAACTTTTCTATTACAGACTTAACATCTGGTCCTAAACAGGTTAGAGGCCGTGTAGAGGCTTATCAAAAATTGTTAGAAGACTCTTATAATAACATTATTAATAATACATTTACTGATGCCTACGCTCCAAGATATCAATACTTTGATGGTAAAAAATCAATAACTGAGTTTAAAGGAAATGATGCTATTACATACGCTGGTAGTAATCAGAATAATTTAAATGTTAATTTCAATGCTCAAAACACAGGTGCAAACCAGTCCATAAACACTGGTCAAAATAATGCAGCGAAAGATAATTATTATAATTTAACTGAGTTTTTAGAAGAGGTGAACAGGGAGGCTTTGACACAATAATGAAAACTTATATGACATTAGCTGATGTTTTAGAGGCCGTAATGAAAGGTCAACAAAAAACAAACATGCCTGAGGTAAGTCCCGGCATACCTTTAGCAGACGTTCGTGCCATGGCAGAGGGTGACTTAGTTGAAGCTGGCACAGAACCTGATTTAGCTAAAGATGCAAAGTTACCAAAAGTAAGTATACTTGGTATTGATTTCACTCAAGCTGCAGAAAAATATTCAACTGATCCTGGTCGATTTGAAACTGCGAAGATACCTCTTGATAAAATGAAAGCCATAATTAATCAAGTGGCAACTGTGGGTATGGAAAAAGGTGTGCCTGAAGATTTAATTATGCAGGACATACAAACTTACATGAACCGTTTTGGTTACACAGAAGACATGTTACACCCCGAATCTGCAAGAGTAAAAAACATAGATGATAGATATAAATATTTTACGAATAGACCTAACCCCTTGCCTGCTTTTAAGCTTTCAAGTGATATAGCTGCTAGTGTGGGTGGTGCTATTGCGGGAGCAAGAGTTGGAGCAAAGTTTGGTAGATTTTTTGGTTTACCTGGCGCAGCGATTGGTAGTATCTTTGGAGGCACCGCGGGTTTAATAGCTAGTTTAGCTAACTACGAAAACTTAGTTACTGACCTTAATAGAAAAGGTGTTTTATATAGCCCTACTTTTGATGAGTTTGGTGACATGATAGGTTTTGAGCAAGGCATTAATCGACCGACTCAAGATGAATTAAAAGAATATTTAAAAAAAGAAGCTCAATTTGACTTAGCTTTTGGTGGTGCCCTCGTGGCTGCTAGACCTGTTCTTGGTTTATTTAAAGCAGGTTTTAATAAATTAGTCGGCGTAGATCCTAAAGTATATCAGAGATTAAAAGACATAGGAGTAGATCCAGGTAGAGCTGAAGTTTCAAGTATTCCAATTATCAACTCTTTTCCTAATACGTTTGGTAGAATACCTTTTTTTGGTCCTGCCTTTCAAAAAGCTTACAAGAAAAATGCAGAAAAATTTGCAAAAGAAGGTGAGAGATTAATACCTGGGTTTAAAGATTTAACCATTGCAGCTCAAGGTGGACCAGCCACGATCTTGGCTGAGATGGGTGTCAATGTTAGAAGAGCTTTTTTAGATGCTAACGATGCAGCAATAAAAGAAGTGGTTAGACAATATAATCAAGTCGCAGACATAGGTCAGCAAATGGGTAAAGCTTTTGATATTCGTGAATTAATAAATGTTGCTAGACCTCTTCTTAAAAAAATTCAAGCGTATGAAGATCTTGCACCTGATAAATCAAGTGCGCAAGCTTTTAGAATTATAAATGAAATACTCGATCCCAAGAATCCAGCCAACATTCCTGCAAACGGATTTGTAGATTATAACAGATTTAAGGCCTTGCGGTCATCAATAGCTGGTGCAATAGGTAACATGACTGAGGCAGGCACTAAGAGAACATACAAAGAAGGTGTTGATGATTTTTTAGCCTTAGGTAGGGTATTAGACACAGCAGGAGGTAAACCAATTATGCCTGCTGGTATGAACCCTACAGAGTTTAACAACCTTAGAGATGCTTTTATGAAAACTTTAAAAGATGCTGATACTAACTACGCTCAAACAGTTACATTGTTTGGCGGCACATTAAATCGTAATTTTAAAGGTGTGGGAGATTTTTACATTGAAGATCAAATAAGACTAGGTGGTGACTTTACTAATGAAATATTTGAAAAGGCTTTCAAGTTTAATTCAATTGAAGGTGTAGAAACAATAAGAAAGATATTTAGTAAAGTAGATGGCGGTGATCAATTATTTAGAGATGCCGTTGCATTTAAAGTAGGTAAATCTTTTAGAGATGCGTTTGTATCTGAAGGAGCAGAAAGATTTGGACCAAGAGCTGCTTTGGAGGATATGGGCACACTTCGTTTCAGCACAGAAATGTTTAAAAAGAATTTAGGATTAGATCAAGTATCTAGTCTAGACAACTCTACATTACAAGGACTCAGTCATGCTTTGAAGAAAGCAAACTTAATAGGTGATGGTGGTAAAGCTTTAGACGTAGATACTCTAAGAGATTTTTCAAATGCCACTGCTTTATTTTTCAATAATAAAAATTTTAATATGTCCACTTTCTTAGCAAGAAGAGCTCAGATTGGTGGTACAAAATCTATTTTAAGATCCATAACAGGTGGTGGTTTAGTTGCAACCGGTGGTGCAGTGACTGCTGGTGTGATACCAACATTAATAGGTTTGTTAGCTGCTCGATATTCATCAAGATTGTTTGCTAATCCTTTCGTCATTAGACCATTCGCTGAAGCTTTAAAGGCTGCAGCAGACGGTAGGTTTTTAAAAAATCCTAAGGAAGTTGAAAACGTAGCAAGGTTACTTAAAAATTTATTTGATCAAGATAAAGAATTGTTTACTGATATGGAAAATGATTTCAATGAAATACAGTCCAGAGCGGCTAATAATAGAATGTTTGATCTTGGATCAACGTTCTTTAATAATAAAGTTAATATGAATAACGCTAAGTTTGTAGGTGAAATAGTGAACAAAAATAAAAATCAAATACCTGAGGTAGCTAATACTGTTGTTTCTGCAACATCACAAGAGGCGCAGTCACCAGAAACACAAGTTAAAATACCTAATCAAACTGAGGTGGCTAGACCAATAGTTCCTGATATTAATGAAGTTATTAACAGACCTTTGTCAGCACAAAGAGCTGAGGTTTTATTTCCACAAGATGAGCTATTACAAGCGTCCTTAAGGAGAACAACGTAATGGCTATGAGTTTTAAAGATTTACAAAGAAATATGTTGAACCTTGACCGTGGTAGTAGCGCAGCAAAAGCTGAGATGGCACGAGATGTATTTTTTGACGGTCGTGAAGATGTGCCGGTTGAGAGATTAGCCAGAAGAGTTTTTCAAGATCAAAGAGAAAAAGATTTTATAAATAAGTTTACTAAGCCTGTGGGTGGTGAAGGCGTAACAGGTCTTTTACAATTAACTCCAGACGCTCCTAGAACTTTAGTTCAAGAAAAAGAACGTTTGGCTAAAATGTATGGACCAACTCTTAGAGAGATCGGTGGAGATTTTATGGCAGGTCTTGGCAGCATAGCAAAAGATTTTAATCCCATATCATTTATTCCAGGGGCCAATATGTTAATGAGCGGAATAAATGCAGCTAGAGATATATTTTTTCCTCCACCGCCAGTGGTTAATTACGGTGGTAGTGTAAAGGGCACAGTGACAGAGGAGTCTCCAATGACCACAGGGGTTATTAATGTTCTGCCTGATACTTTTTTTGTTCCTTTTAGCGAAACATTAGATAGACTAGGATTATGATTAAACTTACAGATGCCCTGAAAGCACGGGTACAGGACCATGAAGGCCTGCGCACATCCATGTACTTGGATAGTTTGGGAAAGGCCACGATCGGCATAGGCCACCTTATTCAGCCCCACGAACGAGAAAGATACGCAGAAGGCGTAGAAATCTCTATGGATGAAGTTAATGAATTATTTGAATTAGATTTAAATAAAGCAGCTGCGGGGGCTGACCATCTTATAGACGAGTGCATTGGACACGATTTACCACAACACATATCAGAGGTGATTCTTGAGATGGTGTTTCAGCTGGGTACAAATGGCGTTCGAAAATTTGCCAAGATGTGGAAAGCAATGAGAGTTAAAGATTGGAAAACAGCAGCACTAGAAATGAAAGATTCTAGATGGCACTCACAGACTCCTAAGCGCTGTGAGCACTTAGCTGAAATTGTGGCTAACTCCGGGCCTAATTATTAATATTACTTACTTTTATGAGATTCTAGATGCTCTTCAATAGCATCCCATACTTCAACGTTTGACCAATGATGTAACACGGCTTTTGATACATCTTCGTGTAAAACTTTTAAAGTTCTAATTCCTAAAGCAACAGGCTTTCCTTTGTTCTCATATATGTGGTCAACTTCATCTCTTGTAAGACTTAAAAAGACCTCACCGTTTTGGTACATTATTCTCATACTCCACACATCCCTTCACAATCGTTAATGGCAACGCCACCGAGTTCATCAAACATATTAATCTGTTTATCTTCTGCTTTTTTATCTATATCTATTTCACTTAAGGGCTTACCCTCTTTAGTAACAAATACAGTGTAACCTTCACGCATACCTTTAAACCCACCATTAATCTTTTTTTCAAATTCAATAACGTGTTGAAACTCTTCAGGTGAATTATCTTTTAAATATTTCCACTCTTTCCATGTTTTATAAGGACAAAAAGTACAAGCTGATCTTGGTGGTTTAGGCATGGCGTGATCATCAAACCATTTCTTACACATCGCTCTGGTTATGTTTCTATCCACTAAAGGATATACATTTCTAATCCAAGGCTTTCTAGCATCTTTAACACGATACATCTCATCACGAGATATACCCATGATCATATCAACAACAGTGCCTTTCTTAACACGTTGTCCTTTCTGATACCCCATGTGCTGTCTAATAAATCTATGAATAGGTTCTATTTTATAATGACCTGTGCACTGCCTGGTAAGAATACCCATGCTATGTTTATTTGGGTCTTTTGTAAAAAAAGGTGGGGTTCTTGAAGTATGTAAACCCTCTGCTGCCTCAATAGAGTCTGTTTCAATGTTACCAGCGCTAATTACATGAATAGGGTAATTTTTTATTTTACTCTTCATCCAATCAAACCAATCATAAACTTCTTTTGGTTCTGCCATGGTGTCGGCGAACACGGCGAAGTCAGGCATTGGTCCCACCTCACCATACTCATACATAAAAGCCAGCGTGCTTGATTGCACTCCCGCTCCTAAAGATAATACACTTAAATCAGCCATTGCTTTAACTCCTCTCCCATGACTTGTGTCGCTATGTTAATCTTATTTCTTAAACTTTGTACAATCTTATCATCTACAGTGCCTTCAGTTACTAAGTCAACATAAGTGACTTTTGATGTTTGTCCTATGCGGTGCACTCTATCCTCCGATTGTAACCGGACTTCTAAGTCATAAGAGTTACTATAGTATATCACAGTGTGACTCTTGGTTAAAGTTAAACCATAGCCTCCTGTTTTAGGATTACCTACAAAATAACGAAGCTCCTCGCCATTTTGAAACTCATCCACAATTTGTTGTCTTTCCTCGCTCGGTGTGTCTCCATAAAAAGTAGCAACTGATCGTGGACCGTGCACCTTTGAAATTTCTGTTGCAATTGTTTGAATGTCATGTCTATAGTTTGCCCAAATTAAAACTTTGCCTGATGTCTCATCTAATATACTCATTAATTCTTTTAACCTGTTATTCTCTACTGCTTTTACTTCTCCGTTATCTAGCTTCACATGGCCACAAACTATCTGGTGTAGCCTTAATATTTGTGTCAGCGCTGATAGTGCTGTCAATCTTTCTCCCTCTAATTCTGCTATTGCCATTCTTTTCATGGTAACATACATCTCTAATTGTTTTGGAGTCATTGATACATTACGAACTTGATATATTTTCTCAGGTAGATCTAAACAATCATCTTTTAAAACTCTGTATGAAAAATTATCTAACTTATCGGCTAACTCACCAAGTCTTTGATAACTGACTATCATACTAAACTGATGTGTAGGCATATTTCTTTTTACCATTACACAGTATCTATTCTTAAATGTCCAAAAAGAACTAAACCCTAATAAGTCTTCACTTAAAAAAGCACATTGTGCATATAGATCTATCGGTGAACGAGTAACAGGAGAACCTGTCATGATGCGTCTGTATTTAATTAGCGGGGATAATTTTAAAATATTTTTAGTCCTGGCCGCAGTAGGATTTTTTATTGTAGTGCTTTCATCTACAGCCACCATAGCTTTATGTGATAACAAAAACTTTTTTGCAAAATCAACACCTTTTTTAGTGCTAAAAGCTTCTACGTTCATTAATAAAATTTTAAAATTATCATTAGGTAAAAAAACTTTTTCTAATTTTTTTCTATCCTCTGCTTTATTATCTGACCCCCACACGAATATGTCAGGAGTTATGTGGTCAGGTAAATGACTTTTAAGTTCTCTTTTCCAGTTTTTATAAACAGTCTTAGGTGCTATGACCATTAGTGTTTCAATATCACCTCTATCCCACAGCCAACTAGCATTATATATTGCAACTAATGTTTTACCTGTACCCATTTCCATGAACCAAGCAAACTCTTCCTTATCAAGGGCAGCGCCCAGTGCAGCTAATTGATGAGCAAAAGGCTCAGTCTTAAACGGATAGTCCTGTAATTTTTTCATTTCTTTCTAATCATGAATATAATGCTTGAAATTGTAATATCAAGTACTATATAATTACGTTAGAAAGAAGGTAAATATTGAGTAAAGTATATGTAGTACAAGAAATGCCTGGTAAGGACATTTTATCTGCTGATAAGTATGGTGAACTTGTCCCTGTCATGCCACCCAACTATCAAGTTATCCTGAGTCCAGGACCAGCTGTTGCTAAGATGAAGCGTGCAATCAAATCGTTTACAGACGATGATTACATACTTTGTATGGGCGACCCTTCTTTGATAGGCATTGTGTGCGCATATTGCTCAGAGTTGAATGGTGGTAAATTTAATCTGTTGAAGTGGGATAAAAGACACGAAAAGTATTATCCTGTATCAATAGATCTCTATAGGAGAACGTAATGACTAACGCATCTATACTTGAGTCTTTAGAAGAATCATCTAAGGATTTAGGTAAACTTGACGATGGATCTTTGTCCTCATTGGGCTCGAAGTGTCATGAAATCGAATCAACTGTAGCTGAACTTGAGAATATTGAGTCACATAAAAAAGGTCTCAATCAAAAGTTACAGAAGTTGTATGATGAGACAGCCGAGTTGCTTAGGGCTAAGAATCTTTCTTCACTTACCTTGGCTAATGGATCAAAAGTCACTGCATCTGAGAAAGTAGTAGCACATATCAAGAAAGATATTCAATCTGAAGCTTTTGATATACTACGAAAAAAAGGATTTGGTGATCTGATTAAGCGTGAGGTAAAAGCAAACTTCGCAAAGGGCGAAGACTCTCAAGCAGAAATGTTCATACGTGCAATCGAAGAGCAAGGACTTCAACCGGTGGATGATGCCAAAATACATCCAAGCACTCTTAAAGCTTTTTTCAAAGAGCAGCTGGATAAAGGCAACCCGCACGAATTACCTTTAGATCTTTTCGGGGTACATGTTTTGAACGAAATAAAAATAAGGAGATAAATATGCGTAAGAGAAAAACCGTAAATAAAAAGAAACTGTCTACTGGTAAAGCAGTGCAGGAAAAGAAAACACAGTCAGTTGCAACTGTGACTCTTGATAGCTTAGAAGCTCTCAGTGGTAGAGGCTTACAAAATGTATCTAACGATACAATGGCTACACCAAGAATAAAAATATTAATGCAACTTTCGCCAGAACTAGAAGAGATAGAGGGTGCGAAGGCAGGTATGATTTATAATACCGTGACTCAAGAACTGTACAAATCTGATGAAGGTTTGAGAGTCGTGCCTTGTTACTTTCAGCTTCAGTATGTTGAGTGGGCTGACCGTGGACAAGGTTCAGGTGCACCTATCAATGTGTATGATGCTAACTCTGATATTCTGATGAAAACAAAAAGAGATGATCAGAATAAGGATAGGCTTGACACTGGTAATTACATTGACACTTGTCATAACCATTTCGTTTTGGTTATTGGTAAAGATGATGTGCCATCACCTGCTGTGATCACGTTTAAGTCTACACAGCTTAAACACAGTAAGCGTTGGAACACCATGATGAAGAGACAGTTCTTAAAAGGAAAGAACGGAAACTTGTTCGCTGCTCCTGCTTTTGCTCACGTTTATAAGTGGACAACAATGAAGGAGTCAAACGACAAAGGCACTTGGTATGGTTGGAATGGTCCTACCAAGGAAGCAGTTCTCACCGAGCTACCTAACGGTGGTGAGTTGCTAAGCATGGCGAAAGAGTTTGAAGAAAGTTGTAGAAAAGGTGAAAGAAACGTTTCTTATGAAGAAGCAGAGACTTCATCTGATACCACAGATTCAAGCATACCATTTTAAATTAACTAGGGGGCTATAAGCCCCCTTTATTTTTGGGAGTGCATTTGAAATACGAGAAATTTAGAGAGATATTTAAGGGTTTGGATAGAGCCTATGGTGTCTATTATAAAGGTGAAACAAAGGAGAATGGTAAGCTTTCTGGTAAAGCTTACATTAAAAAAGAGCCTTTGTTTGATCAATACTATGATGCTCATCTAGACGGTAAGGACCCTGGATTAGGAGTAATTCCTATCATGGACGATTCCAATTGTTTTTGGGGTTGCTGTGATATTGATAAATATCCTCTAGATTTCAAAGCCATAATAAAAAAATTAAGAAACAAAAATATTCCTATGATTGTGTGTCGTTCTAAGAGTGGCGGGGCACATCTATTTCTTTTTGCTAAACAGCCTGTGCCTGCATCTTTAATGAGAACTAAGTTATCAGAGATAGCTGCTTCTTTAGGATATGCAGATTGTGAGATATTTCCAAAGCAAGAAGAGATAAAAAAAGATAGAGGAGATACAGGTAATTTTTTAAATCTACCTTATCACGGTGGTGATGAGAGTATGAGATATGCCATGGATGATGAGGGCAACTCACTGTCTGTGGAAGAGTTTTATCAATTATATGATAAATATGTTTTGACTCCAAAAGAACTGAAAGATGTAAAGGTTGTTGAAGAGTCAAGAGAGTTAAAGGATGGTCCACCTTGTTTGGAAACTTTGATGGCTGAGGGTTTCCCTGAAGGTACAAGAGACAATGCTTTGTATCAATACGCAGTGTATGCAAAGAAAGCTTTTCCTGATCACTGGCAAGATAAAATATCTGAGTTCAATCATAAATACATGGACCCAGCGTTATCTATAAACCAAGTAAATAAAACGATCAGGCAACATGAAAAGAAAGAATATGCGTACAAGTGTAAAGATCAACCAATGTGTTCACATTGTAATTCTAATTTATGTCGTCAAAGACAATTTGGTATTGGTGTAGATTATGAACATAAGTTTGGTGATTTGACAAAGTATCAATCCGATGAATCTGTTTGGTTTCTAAACGTTGATGGTAGGCGTTTAGAGTTGACCACAGATAGCCTGTTCGAGCAGTCTAAGTTTCGAAAAGCTTGTATGGATAACTTAAATGTACTCCCAAATCCATTAAGTAATAGAGACTGGACTGCTCGTATTCAGCAGCTACTACAATCAGTCGAAATAATAGAAATGCCCAAAGAGGTTAGAAAGGAAGGTCGCTTTGAACAACATCTCGATAATTTCATTAATGATCAAGGTAAGGCACTCAATATTGAAGAGATTCTTATTGGAAAAGCCTGGTCAGAAGACGGAAAAATCTACTTCAAAATGTCTTCACTAGAAGAATATTTAATGAAGAAAAGGTTTACTGAGTTTACTACAACTCAGATGGGAGCACGTATCAAGCAAATAGGTGGTGGTGACACTCGTAAGAGAGTTCGTGGTCGCTTGGTTTACATGTGGTACGTGCCCGACCAAGAGAAAGAAGAGGTAAATTTAGATTTACCATCTATGAAGGAGGAGATACCATTTTAAAACATTTAGATTTATTCTCAGGTATAGGTGGATTTAGTCTTGGTTTAGAGGAGGCAGGATTAGTTGATACGGTGGCTTTTTGTGATTGGGAAGCTTACTGTCAAGAAGTTTTAAGAAAACATTGGCCAGGCGTGCCAGTGTATGGAGATATAAAGGAGCTAACACATGAAAGACTCAGAGCAGATGGAATTGATTCCATCGACATCATCACAGGAGGATACCCCTGTCAGCCTTTCTCAGTCGCTGGACGACAAAAAGCTGAAAAGGATCCGAGACATCTCTGGCCAGAGTATTTTAGGCTTGTCAAAGAACTCAGGCCAACTTGGGTCATTGGAGAAAACGTTAGTGGACACGTTAAACTCGGTCTCGACACCGTACTCGAGAACTTGGAGAGTGAAGGTTACTCAACAAGGACGTTTAGTATTTCAGCTTCGAGCATCGGTGCCAACCATCAACGGGAAAGGATCTGGGTTATTGCCCACGCCAACGACACAGGAGATAGAACATCAAAACATCAATTTAACAAAGACAGGGAGAAGATTATCAAAGGACGGGAAGAGCAGTCACAGTTTGAACTTAGCAGATACGGTGAGGGTTTGGAGAACTCCAGATGCTCACAGTGGCCGTGGAGCTTCGAGCAAGGAAAGAATGAAGATGAAATTAGAGAAGGGTATGCCAATCAGTCTGAACGATCAAGTGGCACATCCAAACTTGATGTGGCCGACTCCAAGGGCATCAGCAGCGATGGCAGAGGACATCAAGAATATACAGAAGCGGGGCACAGAGAGGGGCAGGTTGGAGGAGAGGGTGGCTCTAAGGTGGCCGACTCCAACAACAAACGACAGCAAGAACAACGGGGGAGCATCTCAACTACGATCAGGCAGGAGAGGTTATGGAAAGAATCTAAATGCTGTAGTAGCGCAGAGATCTCAAAATGGTGGGAGTCTGAACCCAACGTGGGTCGAGTGGCTCATGGCTTACCCAAAAGGGTGGACAGACTTAAGTGCTTAGGTAATGCAGTTGTGCCTATCATTCCATACCTGATTGGTAAAAGTATTCTAGAGACATACGACATTGAGTAATACAAACATTATCTTTGGTCCACCAGGGACAGGTAAGACGACTAGGTTATTGCGTATTGTTGAAGAGGAGTTGGAACGTGGAACACCACCCGACCGCATAGGATATTTTGCATTTACCCGCAAAGCTTCTCGTGAAGCAATTGATCGAGCCTGCACAAAATTTAATTTACAAAGAAAAGATTTTTCTAACTTTAGAACTTTACATAGTCTTGCTTATCACTCTTTATCTTTAGATAAAACAAATGTTATGAAAGATGAGCATTACAATGAGTGCTCTGACTTGCTTCAAGTTAAATTAAAAAACGCAGATAAAACTGTAGATAATTACGGTGCTTTCGTAGCTGAGGATATTTATATGCAGCTCATAAATTTAGCTAAAGTTACAAACGAGCCTTTAAATAAAGTGTTTCATGAATATGGTCATGTGCCTGGAGGTTGGTTGAAGTTGGATTATGTTGACAGAGCTTTGAAAAGATACAAGGAGGAAAGAAACTTATTTGATTATACAGATATGGTCATGGAATATAATAAACAAAAGCCACAGTGTAAGTTAGAGGTGTTGATAGTTGATGAGGCTCAAGACTTGTCTTACATACAGTGGCAGATGATAAACAACATGAAAGATCAGGTAGAAAGGGTTTATATAGCTGGAGATGATGATCAAGCCATATTCAAATGGTCAGGTGCACAGCCTGATTTTTTAATAAAATTAGAGGGAAAGAGAGAAATACTAAATCAATCATATAGAGTGCCAATAGCAGTGCATAGAGTGGCAAATAGTTTAGTGTCAAGGATAGATAATAGGGTGCCAAAAGAATACAGGCCTAAGCCTGTGTCAGGTTTTTTGGAAAGACACATACATCGTTTTGACTCGGTAGACTTGAAACATGGATCATGGCTCCTCCTGGCCAGGACTAATTACATCGCTGATCAGCTTGTCATGGAGTTACGGGACATGGGCATGTATTATGAGAAGTTTGATAATCCATCTGTGTCACAAAAATTAGTAGAAGCAATACGAACTTGGGAAACTTTACAAAAAGGTGATAAGGTTTCTTTTGATCAAGTAAAGAATTTGTATTCATATTTTAAATTAGAGAAAGATGTAGCTAGAGGTCATAAAGGTTTGACAGGTGTAGATGAAAAGAAAATGTTTAATATCGCAACACTGGGCACGGAACATGGACTTAAAGTAGAACAACAAACGCCATGGCATTATGCACTAAGTTTAGTGTCAGAAACAATGAAAGTTTATGTATTGTCTTTACTGCGAAATAATGAAGAGATAGATTTTAAACCAAGAATAAAAGTATCAACTATTCATGGTGCAAAAGGTGGTGAGGCTGACAATGTTATGTTGTTAACTGACATTACAAAAAGAGTAGAAGAAGGTTATCTGATAAACCCAGATGACGAGAGAAGGGTATTTTACGTTGGAGCTACAAGAGCAAAACAGTCCTTGCATCTAATAGCTAGTCAAAGTAATTTAGAATTCTCAGAAATATTTAGATGAATGAATTCAATTGGATACTACCAGAATACAAAGAAGAAAGGATTGAAGCTTACATGAGCAACCAAATACCAATGTTTCAACCACCAAGTGAATGGTTGCCACCTGAGAGCATTCCTAATTTGAGTGATGCAAAAGAAATAGCAGTAGATTTAGAAACAAGAGATGAAAAAATAAAAGAGTTAGGACCTGGTTGGGCTACTGGAGAAGGAGACGTTATTGGTGTAGCTGTGGCTGTAGAGGGTTGGAAAGGTTACTTTCCTTTGAAACATCCTGGTGGTGGTAACTTTGATGAGAAAATATTTTATAGAAATTTTAAAAAATTAATGGCTTTGCCAAACCGTAAAATTTTTCATAACGCAATGTATGATGTGGGTTGGCTAAAACAAAAAGATATTCAAGTGAATGGTAATTATATTGATACAATGATTGCAGCTCAAATTATTGATGAGAATCGTATGGGTTACTCTCTCAATGCTGTTGCTAAAGATTACCTGGGTGAAAAAAAGAATGAAAATTTATTATATGAAGCTGCGAAAGAGTGGGGCGTTGATCCAAAAGGTGAGATGTTTAAGCTCCCCGCTCAGTTCGTGGGACCTTATGCAGAACAAGACGCTGACCTGACTTTACGTTTGTGGCATCGTTTAGAATCAGAAATATATAAACAAGATCTAGTTTCCGTCTTTTCTCTTGAAACCAATATACTTCCTGCGTTGATAGAGATGAAGTGGAGAGGCGTACGGGTTAACACCAGTCGTGCTACTCAAATTAAAGAGAATCTTTTGGAAGAAGAGAATGCCCTCCTTACAAAAATAAAATCTATTTCAGGAGTTTCTGTTGATGTTTGGGCAGCACGATCCGTCGCCAAAGCCTTTGATGCTATGGACATACCTTACAATAGAACTCAAAAAGCAAAAGAGCCTAAGTTTGATAAAAATTTTTTAGCGACTCACAATAGTGATCTTGCAAAGCTTGTGGTTCAGGCTCGTGAAATAAATAAGGCCAGGACTACATTCATTGACACAATTATGAAACATCAAAAGAAAGGTCGTATACATGCAGAGATACATCAAATGAAGTCTGATGTGGGTGGCACAGTAACTGGTAGATTTTCTATGAGCAATCCTAATTTACAACAGATACCTGCTCGTAATGAAAAGATAGGTCCTATGATTAGAAGTTTGTTTATACCTGAGGAGGGAGCAAAGTGGGGTTGTTTTGATTACAATCAACAAGAGCCCAGACTTGTGGCTCACTATGCTGCTATAACCAGGAATGGCCTGGAGGGTGCTGACAAAGTCATTGATGGATATAACAGTGACCTGGACTTTCATGGCACTGTGGCTGAGATGGCTAACATTGATCGTAAGATTGCAAAGACAATTAACTTGGGACTATTTTATGGTATGGGTAAGGGTAAATTAAAAAGTCAATTGGGATTAAATGATGAGCAGGCTGATGAGTTATTTAAAACCTATCACAGCAGAGTTCCTTTTGTAAAACAACTCACGGATCAAGCATCAAAGTCTGCACAAGAAAATGGTTTTGTTAGAACTTTACTTGGACGTAAATGTCGTTTTGATTTGTGGGAGCCAAACAGTTTCGGTATACACAAACCGTTGAACAGGGACCAGGCAACAAAGGAACATGGAAAAAATATTAGACGAGCGTTTACATACAAAGCACTAAACAGATTAATACAAGGTAGTGCAGCTGACATGACAAAGAAAGCAATTTTAGATTTATATAAAGAAGGGATAGTCCCACACATACAAGTTCATGATGAATTAGATTGTTCTTTTGACTCTGAGATTCAAGCAAGGAAGATTGAGAAGGTTATGGTTGAATGTGTCGATTTAAAAGTCCCAGTAAAGGTGGATTGTGAAATTGGCGATAATTGGGGAGAAATCGAGTAAATTAAATCGGTTTTAAGGACCGTACAGGGGTGTTTTAGATGTGCTCGTGTATGATTGCCTTCGGAAAAAAATTAAGAAAATAACTAATTAGGACTTGTAATTACATTATGAGATAATATATAATTAATTATAAACAGAAAGTAGAAAGGAGATCGACATGGAATATACAATACCAAGTTGGATCGAATTAATATTAATACAGAACGAAGAAATGGAGAGTGAATGCTCAGAGTAATAATCGGTTGTTGCATTGCTATTGCCATCTTCGTATGGATGGGATGGTTGTAATGACAGACACGGGTAAATACAAATCGGTAGCGGTTAAGAAACCAAGCTACCAAAAACTCAAAAGCATGGCTGAACAAGATTATAGATCTGTTGCTAGCTTTATAGAGTTCTTAGTTGACAAGGAAGCTGAAGAAAGGAGAAAGTCAAATGCCAACAAGTAAAAAGAAAGAGCCAGAGAATATTCAAGTACCTGGAATAAAACTACAAGACTGCGTAATTACAGTGAAGGGGAGTTCACCTTTAATTTGTAACAAGTGGTCAGAAAAAGCAAAACAAGAAATCAGAGATAAGCAGATGAAAATAGCTAAAGCCGCAGGTAGAGAAGCGAAGGATCCTGAAAAGTGTTTCAACGATTCTTTATACAAGATGCCTGACGGTTCAGGTTATGGTTTTCCTGCAATTGCATTCAAGGCAGCTGCGGTTAACGCTTGCTCTCACATTGAGGGTTTAACAAAAGTCTCTGCACGTGGATCATTTCACATACCTTGTGATCTTATTCCTATCAAGGGTAAGCCAATCATGAGAGAGGATATGGTTCGTGTAGGTATGGGCGCTGCTGATCTTAGATACAGAGGTGAGTTTACAGATTGGGAAGCTAGCATTCCTGTTAAGTATAACTCTAACGCTTGGTCAATTGAACAGTTGATCAACGTATTTAACGTTGCTGGATTTGCATCCGGTGTTGGTGAGTGGAGACCACAGAAGAATGGTAACTTCGGTATGTTCTCAGTCACTGAGGTTCAAAAGATGGAGTATGATAAGGAGGTAAAAATTGCCTAGAGTAAAAGTAGTAAGTGATAAAGAGTACGTTTGGAGAGAAGGTACAAGATATTCAGTGGAGGCACAGGTTGCTGGAGAGCATCTTGAGTCTTTGGAATACAAGCACGGGGCTCTCACCCCAGACCTGGTTGTGCGGGAGGCTAGAAAGAAGAGTTCACCTCTGCACCCATGCTTTACGTGGGACGATACAAAAGCAGCTGAGAGCTATCGAAAGTTTGAGGCCAGGAAACTAACGGGATCAGTCCTCGTCGTGACTCAGCAAACAACTGAACCTGTTCGTGCTTTTCATAGTGTTCCTATAACCATAACGTCTGACGATGAGCAGGCTCGAGGTTATGTTTCACTGGACGTGGCGATCGCAGACGAAAGTCATAGAAACCATTTGTTGCAACAAGCGTTTCGTGATTTAGCTACCTGGAGAAGTAAATATGCGGAGTTGAAAGAACTTCATAGTATTTTTTCCCAGGCAGATCGCCTTGTAGAGAAATATTCTATTAGATAATAGAATGATTGGTGCTAACCTATACGGCGGTTAGTTAAATGTTTCTTTCAATGTTAAACAGCCAATCAATACTTAGAAAGGAAAGAAAGATGGAATATAATTATGATCACATAATTAAAATTTTATTAACTAAAGCAGGATGGATAAGGGTTCCTTTATACCTTCCAAGAGAGGAGAAAGATGGTAAGTAAAGTAGGATGGTCGATGGAAGAAGAAATACAAGAGTACAGAGAGTTGTACGAAAAAGTAGAAGAGGCTGTGATACTATTAAAAGCAGCTCAAGAGTTAAAAGCTTTTCTTTATCTTGATCCTCTACAACAAGAACATTTTAAGGTTACAATTCATGATCTTGAAAGTTTCTTGTCTGTGATAGATGAAGCTTCGACTGTTGAGATTGACCAGTCGCCCGTTTAGGCAGGAGAGGTGGGGCTGGGTACGTTGTGATGAGGTAGTTTACGGCAGGAGTGGTGAGGTCGGGTACGTTCTGGTGGTAGCAAGGTGTGTTGTGGCAGGCGAGGTTAGGTGAGTTACGTTGAGGTGAGCTTAGTTCAGGAGCGGTGTTTACATGGCAGGTGTGGCGAGTTGTGTCTCGGTGGGTTACGATTGCGGACAGGTTGAGTCAGTTCGGGGTATGGTGTTGTGAGGCGTGGATTGGTGAGGCAGGTATGGAAAGCAGTGGTAAGTCCAGTCGTGGTTTGGACCGGCATCTTACGGCAGGCGGGGCGAGGTCGGGTTAGTTGCGGAGGGGTAGGTCACGGCAGGCGTGGTAAGTTTGAGCGAGGTATGGTCGGTCTTGTTGCGGCAGGTGGGGTGAGGCGCTGTCAGGTGAGGAATGGTGTAGGTATGGCGAGGCTGGAAAGGAGTTTTGAATGGATGATAAAATAAAAGCGATGCAGGTAGTAAATGATTACATAAGATTTGACCGTGCATCATCGAACGTGACCGCAGCTTGGGAGACTGTGTTACGTTACATAAAGAGTTTGGAAAAGAGTGTAAAATAATTATACTCATAAGTGGATTCTTTATCCCACTTAGATCCAAGAATGCCGACACCTTGGCTGGCCTAGTAGTGTTAACGAAACCCCTGGTGGTGTGACTGATGGAGAGACATCTTTTAGAAAGTCAAGAAAACAATTTTAAAAAATCTTTTGAGGTTGGGATTGTAATTTTATATATTGGAGTTTCGACACTAAATAGGAGGTCCAAATGGAAAACTTAGAAGAGAAATATCAAGAAGCGTTGCAAGCGATAGCTTACCTGCACAATGAATTACTGTCTGTAAAGCACTGTCAGTGTGGCGATGATGAAGCAACAGAAGAGGATGACGAGGCCTAATACAGGCCTTCGTGTCCCTGCTCGAAGTATTTATTTTTTAAGTGCCTGTCCCAAAAAGACTTTCCATTCGCTACAATGATGTTCCACTCACGATGGCTGAATCTTTCCATTGTACCATCTTTGTATTCCACCTCGTAGATCATGTCATGACCTCCTGAGTCAGTCTGTTGTTCAAACACCTTTAGCTGCTTAATTATATCTTTTAGCTTCATGGTATTTTAAATACTTAATCTCTTTTACCATACCTTTGGGAATAATTGCAACCCTTCCTCCTTCCTGCCCACCGTCATCACACCAGTCTGCCATCAAAGATATTTGATTTTCATCGTCTTTTACTAGCCAACCTATTGAAAAACAACCCGCAGTGGTCTTTTTTATAATGTCTTTAAATTCTACCCACCCAGAAAACGGCTCGGTAGCGTCTTCCCATCGGACTATCACAATCGGTGTAGTCTTCAGGTTAAATTTCATGCCGTCTTTCTTAAGATATTTTGACCAGGCACCAATTTTAAACATTTAGTGTGTTCTGTTCCTTTTGATACTGAAAACCATTGTTCGTGTCCTTGTATAAAATCAATTGAGCTATTACCTGGGCACTTTCCTTTTGAGAAAGTATCATTCACAGCCTGTTGAACCGATCCTAATGCCATGTCATCACCGACCATGGTCCCGCCTTCTTTAAGCTTGGGCCACCAGTTTAGTATGTCTTCCATAACTGGCTCATACTCGTGGGCTCCATCTATAATGATGGCTTGAAAATGTTTGTTATGGAATCTTTTTAATGTGTTTGCATCATCTGATCTTGATTTAACAGGTGTTAATATGCCTTTGTCTATGAATACTTGGCAGTTTTTTAAGAACTCGTCATAGAAACCACCTACGATGTCTAAGTTTGCATGTTCAGAGCTACCTTCGAAAGTGTCTAATGCGTAGACATGTAGCTTTTTACCTGAGTTGATAATGCTAGTGGCCAGGTAAGATGTTGACCTGCCCATGAAACTACCTATCTCTAAGATCTCATCACCGTCTTCACATAGATCTATGAGTTGGTCGTACGCTTCGTGCATGTTAAACCATCCAGGTATTTTAAAGTAAGTTTGTTTCATTTTATTCTGTCCTTTATAAATTCTACTATTCATTGGAGACTTGTGGGACATTAAGTCTTTGCGGAGACATCGTTATTAGGAGGAACGGTCCCACAAATCAGTGTACAACCCTAACATATTCTATTAGATTTTGATATATGAAATATTTTTTAATTATTTGGTTATGTATTAACGATCCGAACTTGCCGTTGAGCAATACCTGTCAACAATTGATCTTGGATAATGAACCGTTTGATACAGTTATAGCCTGTAATGAAGAAGCAGCTGCAATATATCAGAGTGTTAAGCCAGCTGGTAATGTTTACCTAACAAGCTTTTGCTCATTAAAACCATCAAAATAATGCTGTTACGCATATAGTTTATTAAATTAAAATAAAAAATAAAAAAATAAAAAAATGGACCGTTTGTTACGTAACACTATATAAATATTAATATAATATATATATATCAATCGTTTTAGCTGTTACGTGGGTGTTACGTGGGTATCCCAACGTTACGTAACAGTGGGAATAATTAGGATTGATTTTACTTTAAATCTATGAAAAGTGTATCCTAATGACAAAAACAGACGTAACAGACGTAACAACAAAGCTACAAGAAAGATTCGATCACTTTCCAGGACTAACTCCTAAGCAGGCTAAGTTTGCTCAATTGATAGTCTTGTATGAGGGTAGAAAGACCGCAACACAAATAGCGATTGAAAGTGGTTTCTCTGAAAAGACTGCAAGACAACAAGCTAGTAACATGCAGAACCCAAAGATGTTTCCTAAGGTTGTTGATGCCATACAGCATTACAGAGTTCAGTTTTATAGAAAGTATGAAACAAGTTATGATAAGCATTTGAAAAGAATGTATGAATTATCCTCAAGAGCAGAAGAGGCAGGCAATTGGAATGCTGCCGTAGCTGCTGAGAAAAATAGAGGCCAGGTGGCAGGGCTGTATATTGATAAAAAAGAGATAAAATATGGAACTATTGATAGTATGAGCATGGAGGAAGTCGATGCAAAAATTGTTGAACTTGAAAAAAGATTATCTGGTGAATCAGCTAAGGTGATAAATGCCAGTGACGAACAAGAAACAGCTCAAAGGTAGTTGGGCTCATCAAGCTGCACTGTTATGGCTTTTAGACAGGGGGTATTATGTATTCACTAATGTTTTTGGCTATGGCCCAATTGATGTTGTTGCTGTTAATGACCTGGGTGATATAGAGTTGTTTGATGTTAAGGTTGCAGGATTTAGAAACAATAAAGATACAAAGGGCTCTAAACAATTAATAAACAGAGTGCTGACAGAGGAACAGAAAGATATGGGTGTTAAACTATTGTACGTTTTTGAGGACGGCACGTGCAGAGTTCAGATGGAAAGAGGTGAATGGTTGAAAAAACAAAAACAAAAAAGAGATAAGAAAGGTAGATACATAGGTAGTGGCATCGACACCGGAGAGTAGATTATCAAAGAAAGTAAGAACTAACTTTACTAATGTACACTTTTTAAAAATTGACTCTTGGTCTACACCAGGTATGCCTGATTTATACGGTCTTTACAAATGGGGTAATGACAACCCAGGTACTTTTTGGATGGAACTCAAGTGTACAAAAATTAACAAGTTGGGACTAAGTCCACAGCAAGTTGCCATAAATTTCAAGCTGTCTGAGTACAACGTACCCAATTATATACTTGCCGAAAGCCTCTCTCGGCGGCAGCTCAAAATATTTCCAGGAAGCAGGGTTCAGGACTGTGCGAACGATGGTTTTAAGTCCATGAGCCATGTTGCATGTTTCGATGGCCCCTACGATTGGACAGCCGTGGAAAAATCCGTGGTCCAAGTCTCCCCACACCATACCGATCTTATAGTATAAAAAGTTCCCGCGCTCCCGCCCGCGAGCAGCTTTTCACGATTCAACACTACATCTTGAAAAATCCGAAGCAACTAACACCGGATCTTGTGTTATGCCTATAATAAAACCAGGAGCGGCCCAGGCACGTCGCTGCCGTGAATCCTGAAAAAATCCGAAGGTCAAGTCTCCCCATTTTTGGTATGAAATATAATAAATTAACCGGATCCCGCTCGCGCCGGTACAAAAAAAATCTTCTTCTTTTAAGGTTTTTTGCCGAATCGAGATCCGTGATTCAGGGTAAAAGTGCCGATATACTTGAAAAATCCGAAGCTGCGGTCTCCCCATTTTTGAAATGGCATATAAAAAAAAGGTGAGCTCCGGGCCACGTCGCAGCATAACTTTTCTTCATAAAAAAGCTTGAAAAATAAGGGCAAATCACTATATATATAGGATCAGGTTGTCTCCCTGGTACAGGTGGACATCCCAGTCAGGAGAAAGATATGAATTTATTAGCAATTGCAGGTCTAATTTGGGCATTCCTCTTAGCCATTGGTTTCGAGATGAAAGGGGGGACCTTGATATTACTGGTCTTTTTGGTCATCGCTGGACTGGTCGAAGGTGCACGAGAGGTAGGGGGTTTCATCAATGTGCTCCTATAAAATCCGAGGCAGCTGTATCCCCGTTTGCATGGGACGCACTAATAAAAAAAGTCCCGCTCGGCCGAGCGGGGGTAAAAATCTTCGGAAGAAATCCGAAGCGAAAGTATCCTTGATAACATAGGATTTTACTAATAGAAAATCTGGGCTCTGCCCAGCTGATGCCAAAAGCTAAAAAAAATTTTTGAGTTTCTTGTTTGGTTGTCAAGAAATGGTTGGGGTAAAAAACAATTAACATTTTTTTTATTTTGTTATTGTAATTTATCCCAACTTAATATTTAATATTAGTTAGAAAGGAGAAAGTAAGAAACATGACAACTGAACTAGAACAAGTCTTACAGATAATTCAAGGTGGAAAAAAAGCAAGTACTTCGCACCTTAATTCTGCTTGGCAAAAACAAATGTTAGGTTGGGTTTACTCAACTGCTTTGGAATCTGCCATTATGACTTATCTAACTTCAAATGATATGAGTAAAGAAAATCTTATTAGAACATTACTTACTATCATTCAGAATAAACCTAGTGACATGCAAAGTTCAATATCTGAACAAGTCCAGTCAGAACTTGAAAAAGTCCTGAACAACTAGGGTTATACCTGTAAAATAATTTCCTGTGATGGTGGTTCTCTGCCATCACCAAATCCACCCCCCACATATCCACACACATAAAGTCAGCATACTATATTTAGTAGTCCCATTGGTTTTGGAAAGTCAAAACTGTTTTTTTTTGCACCCCCCACCCCCCTTTTTTACTTAGTATAGGACAGAAGAGTGTAAAGACCAAGTTTTGCACATACACAACCTCTTACAAAAAGTTTTGAAAAAGGGGACCCAATTTGCTATACAAAGTCAATGGGAATCAACATTGAGGGGCTAACCCCCTTAGAACAAGAAGAGACGTTAAAGAAACTCCTCTTAAGAAAAAAAATTTTAGAATTACAAAAAGATCAGAAAGAAGATTTTTTGACCTTTGTAAGATCTGTGTGGCCAGAGTTTATAGCTGGACGACATCATAAAATTATTGCAAAAAAATTTGAGGCTATCGCCACCAAGAAAATTAAAAGACTTATTGTCAACATGCCTCCACGACATACAAAATCTGAATTTGCATCTTATCTTTTTCCTGCATGGATGATGGGCCGTGAACCACGACTCAAGATAATTCAAACATCACACACGGCAGAATTAGCACAACGCTTTGGTCGTAAAGTTAGAAACTTAATCGACACACAAGATTATCAAAACATCTTTCCTGGCATGGAATTATCGGCGGACTCCAAAGCAGCTGGTCGTTGGGAAACGAACCAAGGAGGAGAATACTTTTCTGCGGGTGTCGGTGGAGCAATAACAGGTCGTGGTGCTGATCTATTAATTATAGACGACCCACATTCCGAACAAGACGCACTTAGTGCAACGGCGTTAGAAAATGCGTGGGAGTGGTATTCATCAGGTCCTCGTCAGCGTTTACAGCCTGGTGGGGCTATCGTCATTGTTATGACTCGTTGGAATACAAAAGATATCACTGGAGAACTGATCAAGGCTCAAGGACAACCGAAAGCGGATCAATGGGACGTAATAGAGTTTCCAGCTATCATGCCGTCAGATAAACCAGTGTGGCCTGAGTATTGGCAAAAAGAAGAATTAGAATCTGTTAAAGCTTCTATCTCCCTTGCTAAGTGGAATGCTCAGTGGCAACAGAACCCTACAGCCGAAGAAGGAGCAATCATCAAACGTGAATGGTGGCAACCATGGGAAAGTTCCAAGATGCCTGGCCTGGCACACGTGATACAATCTTACGATACTGCATTTAGCAAAAAAGAAACGGCGGACTATTCCGCTATCACTACATGGGGTATTTTCTGCCCTGATGAAAAAACACCAAATATAATTTTACTAGATATGAAAAAAGGTAGGTGGGACTTTCCTGAGATGAAAGAGGTCGCCTATGATAGTTACAAGTATTGGGAACCAGAGTCCGTGGTCATCGAAGCAAAAGCATCGGGCACACCATTAACGCAAGAATTACGAATGCGAGGTATTCCTGTTATCAACTTTACACCGAGCAAAGGCAATGATAAGTTGAGCAGAGTAAACTCAGTAGCCCCTCTATTTCAATCTGGGGTCGTATGGTACCCAGAAGGGGAAGCTTGGGCGGAAGAGTTAATCGAGGAATGTGCAGCTTTTCCTTATGGAGAGTATGACGACCTTGTTGACTCAACGACCCAAGCCTTGATGAGATTTAGACAAGGTCGTTGGATAGAGTTGTCTGATGATTTTGAGGACGAACCGACAGGTAGACAAAAAAGGGAATATTATTAATGCCAGGTAATTTTGAAAGTTTGAACTCTTTAGATTTTTTAAGAGGCTTTAAAGAGGGCGATCAAGTAGATAACGATCGTTTTAAAGAAACTTCAGACATTGTCACTGACATGGCAGAGAACAGAATAGAGGGGATGAGCGAAGACGAGGCTAGAAGTTTAGGAGAGACCCTTCGTGATTTCTTTTCTAATAAAGATTCAGTAGACGAATTTAGAAAAAAAAATGCAAAAAAAATTGAAGCAGATAAAAAATTAGTCGGAAAAATTTTAAACAGCACTCCTGCTGGACAACTCAAAAAATTTATAGGTAAAGCTATTGTCAAAAATTATGGTCCACAGTTTGTGGACATGACTGAAAATTTTTTCAAAAACATTCTTCCTATAGAAGATAAGACTGTGCCAACCCAAGTTAATTGGGCAGACTCATTAAGCAATCAACCCTATCAAAACAAAGCGTATAACAACGATCAATATTTAGATGCAGGGGCAGGACTTAATACAAACTTTTCCAATATCCGTGCTTATCTAAACATGCTTCCTGACAATCAACAAATTAGTACAAAAGATTTATTAGGTGAGCTAAGAAGATTAGGAACAGAGAAATATAACGAAACTCCTTTTGGTAAATTTTATAATCCTGCTGAATTAAGAGAATCAGGTTTTGAATATTCATTATTACAAATGATTAACAAAGATCCTAACGCATCTATGACTACGACTGAGTATATAAACATGTTTAATAAAACAGATCCAAAAACAAGTTTTAAAGGATTTGAAAGCCGATTATCTACTCAGGACAACCTCTTACAAAACTATCGTGTTGGTTTAGAAAACTTAGAGGCTCAAAGGGGAGGTACAAAAGAATTTGGAGATTTAAAATTTAATTTGATGAGTGACTTACAAAATCAGTTTGAAACATTAAATGAAACTTTAAGAAACCTACCTGAAGACGTAGATAAAGGAGAGTTCGTTGGTACCATGATCAAAGATGCAGGGAAACCTATCTATGAACAAATTAAAAAAAATACAAAACAAATTAGAAGACTTATGCAAGGTGAACTTTCTACTGTTAGCAATTTAGCAGATGTGTTTAGATTCACAGGTAGTAAAGCTAAAAAAGCAAGAGATATTGCATACTTAAAAACACAAAACCAAGAGTTACAACAGTTGTTAAGCGCTGTGATGGACATGGGCGGAAACACAGGATTTCAAACACCCGCTCAAGCTTATTTATCTGCGGGGCAAAGCAGTTACTCATTAGGAGGAGGTAGAAACTATAGCGTTAAGGGAATAGTTTTCGAACCTAGAAACGTTCCTGGATTCGATGAGGGAGCTAAACGATCAACTCACTTCTCAAGTAATTTTGATGGAGTAGATACTTTTCATGTTAGGAGCGCAGACTACAAAGATATATCAGGTTTAGACACGACAATCATTCAAGAGGTTCAATCAGATCAAGAGGAGCCTCGAAGAAAACAAAAAAGTGTTCAAGATCCGTCAGCAGACTTAAAAATAAATGCTCTTATGAAAGAAATAGAGGACTACACAGCAAATTCAGTTTTGCCTGAAATGAATAAAAGAAACATAGGTGAAAGTGTTTTACAATCATTAGAGAGTCTTTACGGCAGAATGATGGATGAGTTTCAAACACAAATTAGTGACGCTGAAGGTAAACAAGTAAACCTACCTAGTTTTGATAAATATGTTAATGATTTTTTAAGTGAGCAAATGGCAAATGGTCAGATTGATAAGGCCAGGAGAGATGAGATTTATCGTTTTTACAAAAGAATTAAACCTCTCTATAGTTTAAAAAATCAACTATACAATGTTCAAAAAAAATCAGGCGGTGACTACAGCGCAATAATGCCTTTTGTATCTAACCCACAGTTGTATGCAGAGCAAGCTATTTGGCAAACGTCTTTGGAATCTTTGAACAGAGGAGTTAATTTTTTATCTTGGTTACCTGGGGAAGTTCAAACACAAGTTCAACATGGTAGTTCAGGTGTTGATTTTACTGATCCTGAGGCGATTTTAAATCAATATGGTAAACAAGCTCAAGGTCATTTTAATTTTTATGGTTCAGCAAAAAACCCTGAGAACAACACCATGTATAAAGCTGCAGAAAACGTAATTAAAAAGTATGATAAAATGGCAGAGATTTTAGGGTGGGAGAACTATGAGTCACCTAAACTATATGCTCAGGGTAATGAATTTTTCAATCTTCAAGGAGATCAGTTTGGCACGGGTAATACGTATGATCAACAGCCTATGTTGTCAAAAAACCAAACAAGAGGTAAAGTCCCTAGTATAAAAACAGGTTACGGTTTCATAGACTTTACTCCTATGATAAACTCCTTAACTAATAAACAGAAAGAAAGGTTAGAAACAATTAACTTAAATAACTTTCCATCTTACAAACAAGGTGGACAAGTGGATAGTCCTAGTTTAGTTTCTTTAGAAGAGGTTATAAATGGCAGTTGATAAAGGCATAAATCAAAACGAAACAATTGAAGTTGCAAAAGTGGGAACCGAAGTTCAAATGAGCGGTCCTGCAACTGACGATAGGTTTTTAATTGAAGAGGACGGCTCTGCTGTAATGAATCCTGAACAGGTTCAAGAACAAGTTGATTTTGGTTCTAACTTAGCAGAGTTTATGGAAGACGATGAGTTAGAAATGTTGTCTAATGAATTAAGATCTGAATATGAATCAGATAAAACCTCTCGTGAAGAATGGGAGATGGGATACACTAAAGGATTAGATCTTTTAGGATTTAAGTATGAAGAAAGAAGTAGACCTTTTGATGGAGCCAGTGGTGTTTATCACCCGCTACTCTCAGAGTCTGTTGTTCAGTTTCAAGCGCAAGCATATAAAGAAATGTTACCAGCTGGAGGACCAGTTAGAACACAGTTAGTTGGTATAAGAACTCCTCAGTCAGAAGCACAAGCGGACAGAGTTAAAGAGTTTATGAACTATTACATTACAGATGTAATGGAAGAATATGATCCTGAAATGGATCAAATGTTATTTCACTTACCTTTAGCAGGATCTGCTTTTAAAAAAGTTTATTATGATGGAGCCCTGAATAGAGCAGTGTCAAAATTTGTTGCAGCTGAAGATCTCGTTGTGCCTTACATGACATCAGACTTAGAGTCTGCTGAGCGTGTGACTCATCTTGTAAAGATGACAGAAAACGAAATTAGAAAACAACAAGTGTCAGGTTTTTATAGAGATGTAAAAATTAACCCTTACGACGAAGAGAGTGACGTTCAAGAAAAATACAATGAATTAGAGGGAACTAAAAAAGAAGAAAGTTATCAAGATTATACTTTGTTAGAAATGCACGTTTTGTTAGACTTAGATAATTTTGGTGATGTTAATGAAAAAGGCGAAAAGACAGGAATTAAAATACCGTATATTGTTACTATTGATGAAGGCTCAGGTAAAATTTTATCAATCTATAGAAACTTTGGTAGAGGTGATCCTCTTAAAAAGAAAACTCAATATTTTGTACACTACAAATTTTTACCCGGTCTTGGTTTTTATGGCTTTGGTCTTATTCATATGTTGGGTGGTCTTACACGAACTGCAACTGCATCTCTTCGTCAATTGCTTGATGCAGGAACGTTGTCAAATTTACCTGCTGGGTTCAAGTCTCGTGGTTTCAGAATAAGAGATGATGATCAACCAATTCAACCTGGAGAGTTTAGAGACGTTGATGCACCTAACGGTATATTAAGAGACTCACTTCTTCCTTTACCTTACAAAGAACCGTCAGGAACATTATTTCAATTACTAGGATTTTGTGTTGATGCAGGTAGACGTTTTGCAGCTATCGCTGATATGAAAATGCCTGAGGGTGGATCAGAGATGCCTGTTGGAACAACTATGGCACTTCTTGAGCGAGGCACAAAAGTTATGTCAGCCATTCACAAAAGATTACATAACGCTCAAAGAGCAGAGTTTAAATTATTATCAAAAATATTTGCTTCTTACTTACCACCTAACTATCCGTACATGACTCCTAACGGAGATAACTTTGTTAAACAATTAGATTTTGATGGTAGGGTAGATGTTCTTCCTGTTTCAGATCCAAATATTTTTTCAGTATCACAAAGAGTGACTATGGCTCAAATGCAATTACAATTAGCACAGAGCAAACCTGAAATGCACAATCTGTATGAAGCTTACAGAAGAATGTATGAAGCTTTAGGTGTTCAACAAATTGAAACTATTTTACCACCTCCCTCTCAACCAATGCCTGAAGATCCTGGTGTTGAAAATTCAAAGGCACTAAAAGGTGGTCAGTTACAAGCTTTTCCTCAACAAAACCATGACGCTCATATTGAAGCTCATAGGTCGTTCATGTCGTCTCAACTTGTAAGATCTCAAGTAGCAGTGCTTGCGATCTTACAAGGACACGTATCTGAACACGTATCTTTAGCCGCAAGAGCATCAATCATGCAAGTTGTGCAACAACAGATCGCTCAGTTATCAGAACAGTTTGGTGGTCAAATACCTCAACAAGTTCAACAACAAATTATGAACGAGGCAGAGTCTCAAGTTGCACAGATTGTTGCCGTTATAACAAACAAAATGGTGCAAGAAGAAACAGAAGGCATGTCACAACAAGCTCAAGATCCAATTATTGAATTAAAAAATAAAGAATTAGATCTAAGAGCTGCTGAGATTCAAAGAAAAGCTCAAGAATCTATGATGCAGTTTCAAATGGATCAACAAAAGTTAGATCAAGACAGAACCTTGGCGGAAAATAAGTTGCAAAGCCAAGAGGATTTGACAGAATATAGACAGGAAATGGCAATAAAAAGGGATCAATTGAAAGCGAACAGAGGATGAGCATAGGAAGAAACCCAACAAAACTGTCTAGAAAACAAATTGAACAGATTCAAAAGCTAGTAAAGAACCAATCTCGTCAAAAAAGACTAACTCCCGAAAACTATAGGGCGGCTTTGATGAAAAATTTAGCTTTGAGAGCAAAAAATGGCGGAAAAATGTCGGTTTCAGCGGCCTTTAAAGAGTTAAAAAAGAACCCACCTAAAGTTTTAGGCAAAACGGCAAAAAAATATGGCAAAAAAAGAGCAGAAAAACAAAAAGTTGCAATCGCCCTCTCAAAAGCAGGAAAAACTCGTACCAAAAGGGCTTAAACATCAACTAAAGGCGATTACACCAGAGCAAATGGAGGATTTGCAGACCGTTATCCGTGATCAAACCAATAATAGCCTTCAATACATCACCGAAGAGTTCGATCCGTTGATAGTTGCGAGCGCATATCTGTCAATAGTCCGACAACTCTACATGTTATACCTAAACAAAGATGAAGCTGACGCATTGTTCGAGTGGGCAAAGATGAATATGGACCCAAACTTCAAAAGGGAGCACTTGCATTAGAACAAAAATAATGTAATTTTTTTGTATGACTACTGACCCAAAAAAACTAGGTCCTTCGATGAGACCACTTATTGAATCCATTTTAAAAAAAGCTGTAGCTGCAGGAAACATTTCTCCAAAAGTTTTGGAACAAAGAATCAAAGATCTTGATTTAATAGATGCAGGTAAAAAACCCACTGGTAAAAAAGCAGGTGGACTAGCAGAAGCCACCGCTAAACTAAAAGCTCAAGGATTAAAAAAAGGTAGTCAGGTAAAAAAGAAGAAGAAAAAGAAAAGTTTCCCAGATTTAAATAAAGATGGCAAAGTAACAATGAAAGATATCCTTATTGGTCGTGGTGTTATTAAAAAAGCTAAAGTCGGCATGCAAATGAAGGGCACAAGCCCATTGATTAAAAAGAGATAATCATGGCTGTACAACAATTAGCAAAAGATCAAGCAAAAAGAGAAAAGAAAAATCAAAAAGATTTAGATAAAAAGTTTAAAGAAGATGAAGAGAACGCTCTAAAAGATACTCAACGAATGATAGACTTAATGGAGAAAATTTATAAGCAACCCGAACAACAAGACCGACCAACACCCTTTGGACTTCCTCCTAGAGAAAGAGGGCCTGGCGGACCAATGTTAGAAGCCAAAGCAGGCAAGCTAGTTAAATGCGGAGCACAGATTAAAGGCACGAGCCCACTAATCAGAAAAAGAAAGGGGAAAAAGTAATGGACAAAGCTACAGATAATAATACTGTTATTGACGGTAAAAAAGTTCCTTACAAGTCACCTGTGGTTGACCCTGCAAAGTCTAAGACTCAAGGTCAAAAAGCAGTGCAAGTAAAGAAGAAACCATTTAAAGGAGTATTCTAATGGATATGATTAAATCCCTAAAAGCTAAATGGGACAACCTAAATAAAAAAGGAAAGATGTTAGTTGGTGGAGCAGCTGTTGTTGTTATCTACTTAATAGTCACTAATGTTTAATCTTTTAGTAGGTCCCCTCTCAAACTTAGTTGGTAATGCGGTCAAAGGTTTTGTCGAGACTAAAAAGGCAAAAGCTGAATTAGCATTAACAGAAATTAAAGCACAGAAGTCTCTCAAAGAGCAGCAGATCGCAGGTAAAATTGGATGGGAGGCTTCTGCTGTCGATCAAATGAAAGGCAGCTGGAAAGACGAACTAATTTTAATATGCCTGTTGGTTCCAGCGGTGGCAGTCTTCATCCCTGGATGGACACCTCATATCAAAGCGGGTTTTGAGGCTTTACACTCACTCCCTGATTATTATAAGCATCTCTTATACATCGCCTGTAGCGCAAGCTTTGGAATCAAGGGAGCAAAAGGTGCAATGGGTCTAATAACTAAGAAAAAATGATAAAAAAATCAAAAGCAATAAAAGGTGTAATTAAAGGTTTGAAGAAAGCCTCTAAGTTACACGCTAAACAAGCTAAGACATTAAAGAAAGTCATTAAAAAAAAGTAGTGGATATATTTCAATTATTCACTTTGTTTAAAAAACAAATAGAAGAGCGTGAAGCAAATTTAGTTGATACGGTAACAGCTGGTGTCAAAGACTGGGATGAATATAAGTATTTGACAGGCAAGTTAGAAGCATTAAAGTCAACAAAATTAGAAATGCAAGAAACAATGAAGAGGTTTGAAGAACATGAGTAAGTTAATATTGCCTGATTATTTGGCAAAAAAAGAAGAGAAAGCGAAAGAACTATCTGATATGCAAAAACTACCTCAACCAACAGGTTGGAGGCTTTTGATAATGCCACACACTGGCGTTAGAAAAACAAAAGGTGGGGTTCACCTTACAGACAAAACTCAGGAAGAAATTCAATTGACAACTAATGTAGGATTAGTCTTGAAAGTTGGGCCAGATGCGTATAAAGATAGTAATAGATTTTCCGAGGGTCCTTGGTGCAAGGAAAAAGATTGGGTTCTTTTTGCTAAGTATGCGGGCTCTAGGATTAAGATCGATGGTGGGGAGTTAAGACTTTTGAACGATGATGAAGTTTTAGCAGTTATAGAGGATCCGGAAGACATATTACATGCAACATATAAATAGACTCATGGAGGTCATGGCCCATGCCGGAAAAACAAATGGTAGATATCGACACATCAGGCAACCCTGTTGATGTAGATATAAAAGAAGAACAGAAACAAGACGAAGTCGAAGTTCAAGAACAAGAAACTTCCGTTCGTGAAGTTAAACCAGATCAACCACAAGAAGATACTGAGTTAGATGAACATTCTGATAAAGTTCAGAAGCGTATTGATAAACTTACTGCTAAAATGCGTGAGGCAGAACGCAGAGAAGCAGCTGCTCTTGAATATGCAGAAGGACTAAAAAAACAGTATTCTGATTTAGATAATAAATATAAAAAACTCGATGATGGTTATCTGAATGAGTTTAAAAACAGAGTTGAAGTCTCAAAGACAGCCTTGCAAGAAAAATATGCAAACGCAGTTAAAGCAGGAGATGTAAAAGCTCAGGTTGAAGCTCAAGAAGAATTAACTAGATTAACAATTGACGCTGAGAGATTAAGAGCAACACAAGCTCGTCAAAGCAAAGAACCTGAACAAGGCACTGAAGTTAAAACAGAGCAAGCGACAAAACCGACTGAACAAAAAAAACCAGATCCAAAAGCGGAAGCTTGGGCTCAAAAAAACCCTTGGTTTGGTTCAGACGAACCGATGACGTATACTGTTTTCTCAATTCACAAAAAACTTGTGTCAGAAGAAGGATTTGACCCAACCTCAGATGAGTATTATAGTGAGATAGATAAACGTATGAAAAAAGAGTTTCCTCATAAATTCAGTCATGAGGCTGATGTGGACGTGTCTACTGATGACAGACCCGTGCAGACTGTAGCAAGTGCTAACCGTTCACAATCTAAAAATGCACGCAGCAAAACTGTGAGACTCACACCCTCACAGGTAGCAATTGCAAAGAAGTTAGGTGTGCCACTAACAGAGTACGCTAAGTACGCAAACAAAGGAGGTCAAGCATGACAACTAAAACCTCAAGATCTGCTGACACGCGGGAAAAAACTCAACGTAAACGTGTTTGGCAGAGACCGTCATCACTTGATGCACCGCCTGCGCCCGATGGATATATCCATCGTTGGATAAGAGCAGAAGTCCAGGGATTTCAGGACACTAAGAACGTAATTAATCGTCTTCGTGAGGGTTATGAACTAGTAAGAGCGGACGAACACCCAGACTGGCACTTACCAACAATTGAAGATGGAAAACACGCAGGGGTCATAGGAGTAGGTGGCTTATTGCTGGCTCGTATCCCAGAAGAGCTTATTGCTCAACGAAATGCTTATTATGCAGGTCTAA